GGATTTGTCCGTGGCCATCATGTATTTGAACTGGCGGCCAAGGAGTTCGAGGGGCAGTTTTACACCGATCTGGACGAGTATTTGGAGGAGGCGGTGGACATCAAATGACACTGCTGGAGGTGAACCGGGCGGTATGCGCCCTGGTGGAGCAGGCGGCGGCCCGGTCCGGGACGGGGGCGGAGCTGTCGGCGGAGGATCTGAGCCGGCCCATCCTGCGGCCGTCGGTGAAAATTGACCTGGAGGAGAGCCGGGAGGCCGCGGCGGTGGAGGACCGGGTGGAGGTGGAGGTGACCTTCCGCATCTACTTTTTCGCCCGGGACCGCAGCCGCCCCAAACTGGACAACCTGGCCATGCGGCAGGCCCTGGGCCGGGCCTTCCGGGACGGGGTCCCGGTGGGGGAGGACGTGGTCCCCATCGACGAGGGGCTGTTGTTCACGGTGACCGACGGGGTGCTGGAGGCCGCGCTGGACCTGCGGCTGGATCTGGAGCCGGAGACGCCGGAGGGAGAGCTGATGGAGACCCTGTCCCAGCGGTACATGACAGACTGAGCCCCGCGCCGGAGGGCGGGGGCCGCAAAGAAAAGGAGTGATTTGCATGGCAGTGCATCTGCCCAGCATCAGCATTATCTTCCGCCAGCTGGCGGGGACCTTCATTCAGCGCTCCGCCCGGGGTGTGGCGGCGCTGATCGTGAAGGACGACACGGTGGGCAAGGGCGGGCCCTATTACCGCTTCGGGGACGCCACCCAGATCCCGGAGGGGGAGTTTACCGCCCAGAATGAGCAGTACATCCGGGACGCCCTCAGCTTCGGCCCCCTGCGGGTGGCGGTGGTCAAGATCGGCGCCTCCGGCCAGCTGGCCCAGGCCCTGGCCGTACTGATCCAGAGGGAGCAGACCGGCTGGGTTACGGTCTGCGGCGGGGCGTCCAAAGACTGGACGGACTTAACCAGCTGGATCAAGGCCCGGGAGAAGGAGGAGAAGAGCTGGAAAGCCGTGGTCTACAACGCCTCGGCCCCGGACTGTATGCACATCGTCAACCTGACCAACGCCAATGTGGTCTTTGCCGACGGCCGGGGCAAACAGACGGGGGACAAGTACACCCCCAGCCTGGCGGGCCTGCTGGCCGCCTGCAACGTGGAGCGCGGGGCCACCAACGCCCTGTGCCCCAACCTGACCAGCGTGGAGGCACCGGAGGACCCGGAGACCGCGGTGGGCAGCGGCAAGTTTATCCTCATCAACGTGGATGACCAGGTCCGGGTGGGGGTGGACGTGAACTCCCTGACCATGGTGGACGGCTCCGCCAAGACCGAGGACATGAAATACATTGAAACGGTGGAGGCCATGGATATGATGCGGGACGACATCGCCCAGGCCTTCCGCCAGGACTACATGGGCAAATACCGCAACTCCACCGCCAACCAGATGCTGTTCCTGGCGGCGGTGAATGAGTATTTCCGGCAGCTGGGGGAGGAGAATGTGCTGGATCCGGAGCACGACAACACCGCTCAGGTGGACGTGGAGAGCCAGCGCAACGCCTGGATCGGCGCGGGCAAGGCCGAGGCCGCCGACTGGGACGACGGCAAGGTGCTGGCCACCCCCTTCAAGCGCCAGCTGTTCCTGGCGGGCGATGTGAAGATCTTGGGGACCATGGCAGACCTGCGGTTCGTGGTCACCCTGATGTGAGGAGGAGCGAGGATGGATCAGTACAAGAAAATCATGCATGGGAGCACCTCCGCTGTGTACATCAACGGTGAGCGGGATGTGCTGGCCACCAAAATCGAGGTCAAAATGACCGGCGATTTTGAGGACATGGCCTTCTGCGGCGAGGACGCCAGTTTTCCCGAGTACAACGGCTATTCCATTGAGGGGACCATCACCGACCGGAAATCGGACAGCAGGCTGGAACTGGCCATCGTGGAGGGCTACCGCACGGGCATCATGCCGGACATCGTCATTATGACCTCCCTGGGCCGGAGAGGGAGCGCCGCGCGGGAGCGCTGGTCCTTGTCCGGGGTGGTGTTCACCGAGGTGGCCCTGGCCAACATCGAGGCCAAGAAGGGCGTAGAGCGTGAGCTGCCCTTCAAGGCGGTCTATGCCAAGAATCTGGAGGCGATCCAATGAGTAAGATCACATTCGAGCAGCTGCTGGCCCGGCGGGAGCAGCGGGAGCAGGACAAGTACCGGGTGGGGCTGCTGACCATCCCCGGCTCCGGGGAGGGGCTGGAGGCCAGGACCCCGGACAAGGGGGCCATCCTCCAGCTGTATGGGGAGCTGACGGCGGCCCAGACCCCTCTGGAGGGGCTGGAGTGCGGCCGCCACGCCCTGTATGATGTGTGCCCCCAGCTGAGGGACAAGGAGCTGCACGCCGCCCTGGGGTGCCAGGATGACCCCATGGGGGTGATGGACGCCCTGTTCTCCGTGGCGGAGCAGGACCAGCTGGGCGGCCAGGCCCTGCGCTTCCTGGGGCTGCTCCCAGGAGAGAGGACCGGAACCGATGAGGACGGAGAGGGACCGGAGGACCAGGGCCTGGAGACGGTAAAAAACTGATCGCCCGCGACCCTCTGCTGAGACTGTTTGCGTTCTACGCGGTGCGGGGCTGGTCCCTGGAGGAACTGTCCAGGACCAGCCCGGCCCAGCGTGGATTTTTGGAGGGTGCGCGGGCATTGTACTACGAGGAGCAGATGGAGCTGGGAGAGGCCGGGACGGCCCTGGGCCTGGCCAGAGTGCTGCCGGGAGGTGAGCGGTAATGGGGCGGAAGGTGATCCACACCATCCTGAACCTGCGGGACAACATGAGCGGCGGGCTGGTGAAGGCGGCCAAAAAGGTCAAGGGAGTCAACAAGGAGATGCTGGCCGCCACCCGGACGGTGGAGCGGTTCCAGCGGAAAACCGCGGACGCCTGCTCCCGGGCGGTGCGCTCCCTGGGCAAGCTGGGAGTGGCCGCCGGGGGCGCGGCGGCGGCCCTGGGGATCAAGACCGGCCTGTCTGAGGCCATGGATCTGGAGGGCTACCGGCTTCAGCTGGAGACGGCCACCAAGGACACAGTGAAGGCCGCAGGCATTATGAAGTACGCGGTGGACCTGGCCAACCGGACCCCCTTTGAGGGCGGCGAACTGGTGGAGGGTGCCGCCAAATTTGAGGCCATGGGGATGAGCGCAGAGCAGTGGCTCACCCGGGCGGGGGACATGGCGGCGGCCACCAACAAGAGCTTTGACCAGGCCACAGAGGCCCTGATCGACGCCCAGACTGGCGAGCTGGAGCGGCTGAAGGAGTTCGGCATCACCAAGGCCATGATCGTGGCCCAGGGTGAGAAGCTGTTCCGAAAGGTCCAGCTTGTCAACAACAAGGGGCAGATCGTCAACCAGGAGAAATTCAACCAGGCGCTGATCTCCCTGATGGAGGACAAGTTTGCCGGAGGCATGGAGAAGCAGGCCGGGACCATGAAGGGCCTGTGGTCCACCGTCACCGGCGTGACCAAATCCGCCCTGGCCGAGATGGTGGGCATGACCAGCGACGGCAGCATCCGGGCCGGGTCGGCCATGGAGCGGCTGAAAGGCGGCGTGTCTCAGCTGGCCGGACGCCTGGAGCAGTGGCAGCAGGACGGGACCCTGGCCCGGCTGGGAGAGCAGCTGGACCAGGGGCTGGCCCGGGGGCTGGATCTGGCCAGCCGGGGGTTCCAGTGGCTGGCGGAGAACGGGGACCGTCTGATAGCCACGCTTAAGCCCCTGGCAGTGACGGTGGCAGCGGTAAAGGTGGGCAAGCTGGGGCTGGATGCGCTGAACGCAGCCAACAATTTCATCCAGTATACCAAGACAGTAGGCCTTACCACCGCAGCCAATCTTCGGTCGGCTGGAGCATGGACCAAAAACACCGTGGCCATGATGGCCAATAAGGCTGGAATGATTGCTGCCACTGCGGCCAGCAGGACAATGGCAGCTGCGACAGGCCTGGCTGCTGCGGCGCAGAAGGGCCTGAATGCGGCATATATTGCCTCGCCTATGGGAATGGTCGTGCTTGGAATTATGGGGGTCGTGGCCGCCGGAGCGCTGCTGATTGGCAGCTGGGACGAGGTGAAGGCCTGCGCCGCCGACCTGTGGCAGCGGACCACGGAGCTGTTCGGCGGGATCGGAGACAGCATCATTTTGGCGTTTGACTCTGCGAAAACAGCAGTGTCCGGGTTCTTTAGCTGGATCGGGGAGGGGCTGGCGTGGCTGAATGGGGCCATCGAGTCAGTCCCGGTGATCGGGAGCATCTACAAGGGGGCCAAGTCCATCGGCGGGGCGGTTCTGGGGGCCCTGAGCGGCCACGCCTTGGGCACCCCCTATTTCTCCGGAGGCCTGACCCGGATCAACGAGCGGGGCGGCGAGATCGTGGACTTGCCCAGCGGAACCAGGATCATCCCCCACGACGTCTCCCGGCGGATGGCCGGAGGCCCCAGCATCACGGTCAACGTGACGGTGCAGGGCAATGTGGTGGGCAACGCGGCTTTTGCCGACCAGATGGGGCGGATCATCGCCCAGCGGGTGCTGCGCGCAGCGGCCAACTGCCGCCCCCGGCTGGGGGCGGCAGGGAGGCGGAGATCAGGTTGGACCGGGTTCCCCCTCATGGGCGATATATTCGGAAATGAACCGCTTGATCTCGGTGGTGGGGGTGGTTCCATTGGCGGCGCAGGCCGCGCGGAAGGCGTCCAGGATCTCCGGCTTGAGGTCCAGAGGGAAGCGGACATAGTTTTTCCGCAGGTTTTTGATTTGCGAGCTGTATTTTGTCTCCCCCATGTTATTTGCTCCTTTGCCGCTGGACCAGGGCAAGGACCAGCTTGACCAGCCCAAAGGCGATCAGCAGATACCCAAGTGCGGTTAAAAATTCTTTCATTGTGACCTCCTTGACAGCGTTTGGTGGATTCGTTATTATGAGGGGGGCGGGTTTCCCCGCCCCCGGTACGCGGTTACTCCATGATGTTTGCAATCAGGAGAAGCAGCGTCCCAACGATCAAGTCCACCAGCGCTCCGACTAAGGTTTGCGGCCAGTCGATGGAGCGTTTGGTGGGCTTTTTCTTTTTCGCACTCATTTGAACCACCCCCTTTCGTTGTATTAAGTATAACATACGTACGTATAAAAGTCAAGGATTTTTCAGAAAAAACGGAGGAGGCGGCCATGTACAAATTGATTTTGAGCGTGAACAACCTGGAGGAGGTCATGGTATGGCCCTCGGTGCCGCCGGATTTCGGGCCGGAGCAGGCACAGCGCAACGGGACTTATGAGGGGATCAGCGGAGATTTCAACACGCTGGGCCCCATGGGCCTATGGTCCATCCCGCTGTCCGGAGTGTTCCCGGTGGGGCGCAGGCCCCTGTATATGCCGCCGGAGGCGGTGGAGGACGGATGGCGCTATGTGGATTTCATCCGGCGCAACCAGGAGCGGCGGATCCCGTTCCGCCTCACCCTGCTGGACGGAGGCGGCGTCTGCCGGTTCAACGCGGCGTGTAGCGTGGATGAGTTTGAGTGGAAGGTAAAGCGGAACGGGGACATCGCCTATTCCCTGACGTTCCGGGAATACCGGTTTTTGTAGGAGGCAGAGATGGGCCGGGACTATGTGGACGACCACAGATTTTACCTCTATCGGGCCGGAGGAGGGACGGAGGACATCACCCGATGGGTGCGCCAGCCCCAGGCCCGGGACGTGCTGGAGGCGCTGAGCGTGGAGCTGACGTTTCAGGCCCTGCGCCACGACAGCTATGACAAATACATGACCTGGCCGGGGATCCAGCCGGGGGACCAGCTGAGGGTGGTCAACCACGGGACGGAGCTGTTTGCCGGGGTGGTGCTGTCGGTGGGGCTGGATGGCAGCGTCACCGCCAACGACCAGGGCTGGTACCTCACGAAAAGCGAAATTGTATTCCAGGCGGCCAACGCCGCAGCGGACGACGCCATCCGGCGGATGTGCGCCAAGGCGGGCATTCAGGCGGGGAACATCCCCAGCCTGCCCACCCGGATCACGGAGGTTTGGACGGGAGACACCCCGGAGACCATCCTCCAGGACATTCTGGCGGTGTGCGCCGCAGAGACCGGCAGGCAGTACAAACGCAGGGTGCGGGGCGGGGCGCTGAACATCGCAGAATTGCCCACCCAGGCCATCACGGCCTGGCACAAACCGGCGGCCAACCTGGCCCCGTTCGACATCACCACCGCCAAAGGGCCGGTCTCCGGCCGGGACAGCATGGAGACGCTGGTCAACTCGGTGGTCCTCACGGGAGGCCGGGGGGACAAGGTGCAGGAGTTGGGCCGGGGCTACAACCCCCAGAGCGTGGCCCGGTATGGGCTATTGCAGGCGGTGGAGCGGCTGAGCGGGGACGAGGACCCCGCCCAGGCCAGGCAGCGCATTCGGACTCTGCTGGATCAGGGGGACCGGCTGACCCAGGAGCGGACGGTGGAGGAACTGTGGGGGACGGACGAGGTGGAGAGCGGCGTCCTGCTGCGGTTTGCCCCCAACACGTTCGGAGTGGCCGGAGACCTTCGGGTGACGGAGGTGGTCCACCACTATGGGCCGTCACACACCATGAGCGTGACCGTCCGGGACCCGGCAGCGGGCCGGGCCGCCGGAAACGCAGACGTGATCGAGGCTGGATAGGAGGCGGAGCGAGATGTCATGGGACTATGAACTGGCCCGGGCCATGCGCCCCCAAAAACAGGGGCCGCCCGGGCTGGAGGGGAAGGTGGTCTCCACCGCGCCCCTGACCATCTCCCTGCTGGACGGGGAGGTGATGGCGCCCCCCGCCGCCCTGGCGGTGGTGGAGGGTGCGTCGGGCTACATGGTGACGGAGCACACCATCCAGCGCCTGCCCTGGCAGGTGGGCGACCGGGTGGCCTGCCTGTGGATGGGGAAAACCCTGGTGATATTGGGGAGATTGGAGGAGCCATGACGAGTATTTATCCAGAACTGCCCCAGGCCATCCCCGCCCAGGCGGCGGAGACGGTGGGCAGAGTTCCGGCATTTGACGCAGACAGGGGGCGGTTCCTGCTGCGGGACGGGGCTCTGCTGGAGCGCGGCGGCGTGGAGGCGGTGAAGCAGTGGTTTGAACTGGCCCTGCGGCAGCAGATCGACCGCATCCCCATCTACCGCACCCAGGGGGCGAAAAAATACGGCGTGCCACGGGACCTGATCGGCGGGAAGCTGCCCCAGGGACTGGCGGCGGCAGAATTGGAACGAGGTGTGCGGGAGACGGCCAGCTATAACCCGGCGGTGCGGGAGATCCGGGAGCTGCGCCTGTCCAGGGAGCGGCGGACCTGCGTGGTGGAGTTCACGGCGGTACTGCACACCGGAGAGAGCGTGGAGGTGAGTGTGGATGTCCAGATGGGATGAGATCCTGGCCCAGATGCTGGCGGCGGTGCCGGACAGCTATCAAAAGACCATCGGATACCCCACATACGACTGGCTGGCGGGGGCCGCCATCCCCACAGCCCAGGTGAGCCTGGATCTGGAGGAGGCAAAACGGCGGCTGGACCCGGAAAACCTGACGGGAGAGGACCTGGACCGGTACATCGTGCCCAGGACTGGGCTGGAGCGGACCGCGGCCACCTTCGCCCGGGGCGAGGTGACGGTGATCGGGACGGGGACGGTGCCCGCCGGGACCCTGTTTGAGAGCCATGGCGGCATTCAGTATGCCGCCACGGCCCAGGTGGAGGCGGCAGGGACGGCAAAGGTCCCAGTGCAGTGCGTGACGCCGGGGGCGGCGGGGAATTTGCCCGCCCGGGCGGTGACCCTGATGCCCGTACAGGTGGCGGGGATCGTGTCCGCCGTCAACGAGGCCCCCATGGCAGAGGGCTATGAGGCAGAGACGGACGCGGCCTATTATGCCCGGTTCCTGGTGCGGCTGCGCACCCCGCCCACCAGCGGGAACCAGTACCACTATCTCACCTGGGCCATGGAGGTGCCCGGGGTGGGAGGCGTACAGGTCTACCCCCTGGAGAAGGGGGCCAACACGGTTGGGGTAGTGCTCATCGACCAGTTCGGGAAGCCCGCCAGCCCGGAGCTGGTGGAGCAGGTCCAGACCCACATCGACCCGGGGAGCCGGGGCCTGGGGGAGGGGGAGGCTCCCATCGGGGCCAAGTGCTATGCGGCAGCGGCGGGGGAGG